CAACCCGGATCACACCACCCCGCCAGCAAATGATTCAACCCTTCCCTGGCACGGCTTGACTTCAATACGAACGCAGCCGATATGTCATCAGGCAGATTAAAAGTCTCAATCGTTTCAGCTAGTACAAATTCACTAGGCGCTAAATAATAAGGATCCTCCTCTGTCCGGTCTGAGATATCAATCTCGATCAACTCTCGCCGATCAGAAACCTCAATCATCAAACGACCACCAAGGCGAAGATCCAAGCTCGCTGGATTCAGTAGCTCTGGAGCGAAAGGCCAAACCAATTGATGGCTATCGCAAAGAGACCTGATCTCCCAGTCGCACAGAACCGCCATACAAGCCAATCAAAACGTCAGCTTACTCATCATCAACCAAAACCACCCAACCCGTTCCAGAGCCTTCAACTTCCCAACGCTGCCTAAATGCTTGCCGTGACACCTTGACGTTTTTACCGCCATATCGCCCCGCGTGTCCTCCTCTTTCAATATCCGGCAAGCCTCTTGGATCGTGCATAATCCAATCCTCCTTGTTGAATCCGACAATGACGCTCCAATGACCACAGCCATAGCTGTCGCACATTGGTGGCTCTCCTCTGCTCATATCACCTCTATGCAACCAACCAACAGCAACCGGACGACCAGCAGCTAGTTCAGCTTCAATCAGGCTCCCATCCCCGTCCTGCCTAAATTCAGCATGTAAGCCCAAGCTTCTTAATGCACGAACTTGGGCGTCAATGCTTGTTGTATCGCCAAACCGTTCCCTGGTCTTGTTGTATTCGTCATCAGTTTTTACCTTTCCATAAAAGGCGGCAACCATCGCAGCAGAGGAACTGAAACATTCCCTGTAACCCCTCCCACTTTCATTGTCTAGCTGGTGAAAATAAGGGACAAAGGTTTGCTGCGCTATGCCGCTTTCTTTCCAAGCCTGAAACCAAGCCGCATCCTCCCTTAAAAGCTCTTCAGGCAAAGCATCCTCTAGTTCCTTTATTGCTGCTAGCTGGTGCGGCGTTTCCCTGAAATGAGTGAAAAATGGCAGCAGCGTAAGCACCATAAAAAAACGGTTCATCTGCTCAACGCCGGTTTAGGACAGCTTGAACGTTGAGATGCGGCACCTGCATGGTAGCCGGATAGAAAAAAGAAACCACCGCCCCCAACAACAACGGCAGTCAACGTTCCCAAAACAAAAAACCCGCTGACCAGGATCCAGGCGGGCTCCGTTTTCATTTCTCAACCCTGTCTTGAGGGAACAAGTTCCTGCTCACATATTCACAGACTTGATCGTCAATCGTGTTATCTGTGCTTTTGGCGTAAGCCTGAAGCAGGTCAAGAACCAAAACCTTCACAGCCTTGCTCTTGAGAAACGAGAACAAAATCGGACGGATTAAAAACAGCACGGTGATTCTGGCTATTGGTCAAAGTCTAGTTCCGATCGCTATGGCCCTCAAGTCTCGCAACTGATCGCTCCAGCTCACTGATCCTGGCAAAAATTTCTTGGTCTCTCAGCCTTAGGTCAGTGTGTAGAACGTCCATCCTGGTGGCTAAATTATCAACAGCTGAAGTCAGCCTCACAAGCGAATCTCGGCCTGTCTGGTTTTGGCGGTTTGCGCCAGCGATCCCTAGGCCAGCAACACCGATCGACGCTCCAGCAACAGCAGCAAGAATTTCGACCACCATCGACCCATAGCGTCAATCAATCATGGCAGATCCAAGAGAAAATGAAGAGAAGGAAGGGTTCTCAACAGCAGATCTTGTTAAATGCGCTGTTTTGGTTTGGAGCGCAACATTGCTGACCGTTTCTTATCTAGGGGTCTTCCCTCAGATGAAAATGGATAATACTTTTGTCGCCAGTCTGCTCACGGGGGCCATGGCAAGCTTTGGCATTGAACGTAAAACTGCTAATCAACAGAAGAAAGCACCGCCTAAAGTCGAACCACTGACCAAAACGCCTCCAACAAAATGAAACGTCTAGCTCTTTTAGCGATTGCGTTAAGTTTTGCCTCAGCAGCTCACGCTGACATAAGCCACAAAATCCAATCCAGTATTCAGCTGACTGTTGACGGTGCAGCCTCTCAGGCATCAAGGATTGGCAGCACCCTTTCTGTTTCTGGCAACAACGTCACCCTTGGCACCGCCCCAACATTGGGCAGCCTTACCCCTGGGAGCGCAATTGGTTACACACCTGGCGCTTGGAGCGTAACCACAGCCGGAGACGCTTTCTCCTACAGCGAAAGCTTTATTGAAGGAGATGCAACTCCCACGGCCACTACGGTCACAGCAGGTGTAACGCCTAGCTTGCCAATGCTCGGAAACACGACGACGACTGCTGGTGGAGTTGCTGGATCACTGGCGGGCACAATTGCTTCCGACAATGCAATTACGCTTACCGCTGGTGGCGCTGGTACAACTGCCATTGGTCAAATTGTCACAGAGTTAACGGTGAAGTGATGCGAGCCTTACTGCTTTTGTTTCTGCTTGCTCCAACCGCCAATGCTGTCCCTGTTGTTCCAAATTTCAGCAGTGGCAGCATGACCTCTCACACTGAAACCAAGTCGAAAGTCACTGAGACTATCGTTAGCGAGGACTATGCCACCGGTTGGCAATACTCTGTCTCTGGTCAAAACGTTCAACATTCAGGGTCAAGCATGACCCCAGGAACAACAACTGTTGATTCATGGAAGGCTCTCAAAACAGGACAGAAGCCCAATTGGACACTTGTTACCCCAGGAGCAGCTTTTCAGTTCGTGGAAACTTACAGCGGACCGGGGCTTTCAAACATAACGACCGTGCAGCGCACCACAGAGGTCGAATCTGTTACAGATACTGTCTCGGTCTTCTCTCAGTAATACTTTCCGCTCCCGTGAACGCGGAAACGATTGGTGGCGTGTCAGCTACTGCCGCTCCAACAGCAACTAGCTCAGGAAGCGTTACCAATCAAGCTGTGCAGATCATGAACGGCAACGCCATTCAAAACACTTACGGCGGAGGCATTCAATGCCAAGGCCCAACCCTGACGTTTAGCCCGTATGTCAATCGTTCCCAATCCTGGCAGCTACCGTACGAGGCTTATTTTGATGAGCCTGTATATGATCTTTCTGATTTTGATGACGATGGGTTACCGGATAATCCAGGATCCGTCCTTTATACAATGCCAACAAGAACGGGCCAAAAAGATTCGCACAACTGGTCAGGCGGGCTTGCCCTGCAACTAACAATCCCTCTTGATGGAGGCTTACAGGCTCGGTGCAAAAAAGCTGCTGATGCTCAGATTGCCCTGCAAGAGCAGCATCTTGCCAACAAACGGCTTGATTTTGAGATCGCAAGACTCAAGAACTGCGGAGAACTCAAGCAGAAAGGCATCGAGTTTCATCCTCGCTCTCCCTATTACTCAGTCTGTGCTGATGTCATCCTGAGACCCAAACCGAGCCAAGTTCTACCCCACAAACACAAAATCACTTCCGTGATGCCCGCTGGGCTTTCTGGCGCTCAAACACAGACAAAACCTTAGTCTTCTTACTGAGAATCTTCTGGACCTTCTTCATCACCTTCTTGACGGTTGGCTTGACCAGCTTGATAAGAAATGGAGTTGCAATAGCCATTGAAGTGGCAACAAATGCAATTCCGCCGGTTTTAGTTATTTGCGGCAACGTTGGCACGGCTGCAATAACCTGAACTCCTAAAGGAACCTCTTCGTAAATTGTTACGCATTTATCCTCTTTCACTTCATAACCAGAGATACGCTTTCGACCGTCTTGAACCAACGTACCAACCTCCTTTGCTCTAAGTGGAGGACAACGCAAGTCTTTATCCTCCTTCGTTACCGGCTTAATCGGTGGAGGCGTGATCGACGGTGGAGGCAATGGCTCCTTAGGAGAGCCAACAGAAGGCAATTGAGCGTTAGGCGTAAAAGTTAAATCCTGAGCCCTGTAATCCAAAGGGTCAAACGATGGCATCGTTCCATCGCAATACGTCTGGGCGCTGCGAGGGTCATCAATGATCAACGTTCCAGACTTGCTGTTGTCTTGGTTCGCCTCAACGCAGCCAGGCACCTGAACAATTGGAACGCCTAGCTGCAATGTGACAGGAGGTGCCTCTGGAATGGCTGAACTTCCTGGCGTCATCCATACTCGCAACTCTGGAATCTCAGGAGAATTGATCCCAATAGTGCGAATCTCAGGCATCAATCTAAATTTGCAAGCAGGTCAAGCTGATCCGCGCAGGCAGGCAATAGACAGCCGCCCCATTGGTCACCCATTGCTTTTGCCACACCTTCAAAGGTACGACTTCTTTCTTTCCAACGGTTAGGGCCTGGAGGCATCAAGTGAATCCTTGCTTCTCTGCCCTCTACGCAATTAGTTGGTTTTAATCTTGGAAGATTGTTGAGCCATAAGCAGGTGGCTTTTACTTCGCCGTGGCCGTATTCCCAAGGCTGAATAATTTGATCGGGCGAACGAATCGCAGAACTGATCACGCTTACAGGGTTTTCTATAGCCCATCGCTTAATTGGAGCGTTCATCAAAAGTCGTACAAAATCCAAAGCAGCCTGTTGCCTGCCGTCCGCAATTTTTTCTGGGAAATGCCTGCTACCGCTAACCGCTAGATGCGTACAAGGAGGATGGGCAATCATCAAATCCCATCCATCACTCAATACGTCTTCAACTGGTCCTTGATAGTGCGGACCATCAACCTCGGTTGGCAACAGGTCACAGCTCATTGCATCGTGTCCATTCTTGCAAAAAGCATCGCGAACCCGTCCGCTGTACTCACATGCGACTAAAACACGCATCACTTCAGGCATTCCCCTGCAACCTTGCGATCAAACGATCCAAGTACCAACTAGCCTTGCCAGCGTCTTGGAGTGCATCACCCTTGTGCCACATCCTCAGCAAATATTTGAGCGTCTGACCCAGCAAGTAGCCGCTGACAGCATCATCAGCGTCCCTCACTGAATCCTCAATAACCTCAATAGCCTCAACACGACCTTGGTTGTAATGGGACGGAGAGTTGATTAGATCTGACATCAAAAAGGTAAAGCAGGACCGGTCTCAGTTGGCAATGCAGGGATCATTTCTTTGACTTGCCCAGGCATCGCATCTGTCACCGCTCCAGACACTAATTCACCAACAAGGGCTTTAGCTTCATCTATTGCCTGTTGTTTCAGTTCTGGCAGCTTGCTAACAGCGTAAAAACTCATGCCGACTAATGCCCCAGACATGGCAAACGACACAGCCGCAAGCATGTTGAAAACTTT